AATGGTGGCGTCGGGTACTGCCTTTCCCATCACTTAACCTCTGTATCCTGTGTGATGTCGTCAATGTCAAGAGTGACATCGGCATTTGCGGCACCTTCGGAGTCGATCAGCCAACCGTTGTTCCGAAAATACATCGCCAAACCCTCATCGACCTTGTACTCTTTTCCCTTCTCGTAACGCTTACCATCGTGGAGAATATCCCCGCTTGGTGTGACAGATACCTTTGCCATGTGCTTTTCCCTTCTAGGTTAACGGCGTCCAGTTCAGTTGCAAGTCACCATCGTAACGTGCGTATGATCCTTCGTCGGATGGAATTCGTCGTGGCCCTACGACAAAGAATGCCGTATGTAAACGGGCTGGGGCGTAGTCACCGAAACTCGTGAGAATCAACGTTTTGGGAAAGCTGGAATGGTTCAGACATTCGGCTTTGATGTTCTCGGCTAGTTGGTTAGCCTTACCCCACGGCGGTTTTCCGCTACTGATATTCGCAGCCCAACACGACACGTTCACAACGGAAGCGTGTAACGGGACGTAGATTCCCGGTGTTCCACCGATGCCGACAACTTGCACATACCCCGCTGCCCATGCGCTAGCGTCTTTTGGCAGCGTTGTGCTGATGAGCGCAGAGTCCAAGTTGGGTACGGTTCGCAGGAATGCGACCGCAACAATGTCTGTCACCGGGTGAAGCGTCAAGGCTTGTTTACCAAACCCTTCTGTTTATGAAACTCGTTTCAAATCCAACCGTGTGTCGCCACTTGTGTACGGACTGCCAGGGTTGACTACCGTTTCCACAATATATGTCAGGTTGTTTTGTTCGTTGCGGATACGGTCACCTTCTCTGATTTCGACGTTGCTTGGTGAGCGTCCACGGGTGAAACGGATTATCCTGTCTTGGTTGTCGGCCGGCACGAACACTCTACGCGCTTGTTCGATAATGGACATTCGCACGCCACTATGGACAACGGTGTCCACGTCTACTGTGTCACCGTAAGTGTCCGTGTTGGTGCCTCGAAACACGGTTGCAGTTGTGTTCGCGTGAAACATCAGAGGTCGGACCACCCTTCACCGGGATAGTCCTTCACATCGCCACCAATCGGATACACGGAAGCCGCAGTTTCAAAATGGCTCGGTGTGTGAATCGAACGGCTTTTCATCCACGACAAACGACGGATAGCCTTTTTCGCCAACGGTGCCAACGTCAAAGCATCCGGTGGAAGGTCCCGCACTTCCACCCCGTCTTGCAGAATGGTCACATGGTCGATGCGTGTGAACAAATCAGGATTAGCGGGAATCCATGCAGCTTCGTAGGCAACCGCCCGCGTCAACCAACGTAGATCACGTGCGCTTATGGTATCCGCCGGCACGTCTTCTGTGCGCGACACGTGAATCTCAACAATGGCTTGTGCCATTGCCAATTGTTCAGCCGTGACCGTGACACCGGTCAAGTCGTCAACGTCACCAACGGTTGCCCACGCCATGAGCTATTCGCCTTGTTCCTGGTTGTGTTGCTCCCATGCCTCTGCTTCATCCGCTAGTCGTGCCTCGCGGGCTTCGCGACGGCGCACGGGACCGGTCTTCGCTTCGTCGTCCAGTTCACGGACAGCGTTGGCTGTGATGCCGCTGTCGGGAACCGTAAGGGTTGCGTCATCCTTTTCCAGCGTCTTTACCTTGTCGTTTTTCAAACCGCCGGTGTCAAGCAGCACGCCACCGGCTTTACCGTACCGTGAATTGCGTTCGGTAATTTCTTTGTCAAGGTCGTCAACAGTCCAACTGCTGTAATCGTCCACGACGCTTCCTTTCGTATGGGAATTGTTTTACATCGCCGGTTCGGGCCGGAAATTCCCCGGTGTGGTTTACGTGATGTCTTCGAGAACGGCAGCAGCGAAAGCGTTACCAAGAGCGAACCCGCGACGGGAACGCATCTTGAGAATGGACTCGTCCGTCAGTGCGCCAAGTCCCGCCCGACCGTCGATAAACACCGTTTCCGGGCCGGAACGAATACCGAGCCGCAGATAATCCTCGTTCACAACAAAGAGCAGGTTGTTCCCGGCGGCACCCTTCGCGCCACCGGCACCTGCCGGGGCGGAAAGAGCGGTCGCACTGGTACGGGCACCAAGAGACCACGCAATCGGAAGCCCAAACAGCGTATCAGGTGTGCGACCTTCCGGGCCGGCGTGACCCTGAATGAAGATCGGCATTCCCTGTGTGTCCTTCACGCCACGCATTGCCTCACGGTATGCAGGGTGGGAAATGACACGCATGGAAGGAAGGTCGAAAAAGTCGCCGGTTTCGACCTTTGCCAGCACGGCGGAAAGGTTGTCGTAGCTGACAGGAACCGCTGTCGTGGTGGCAACGTGGTTGGCGTTAGCGGAATAGCCGACTTCCGCGTCAGCATTGGTCAGTGCGTTGTAAACCGACGTGAACGGAATTGTGGTGCCATTCATGTTGGCTGTGACAGCAAGCGCAGCATTGTCCAGCATCTTCGCATAACTGGTACCCCAGTCGCGTTGCTTGCTGGAAACGATGGAAGCAAGCGAATCGTTGATGTCTTCCTCAGCGACACGGATTGCCTTGCCGAACTTGCGTGCAATGAGGGTTACATCGGTGTTGCTGGAAGTGTCCTCACCGTACGTGCCACCCTTTGCGATGACTTCCACGTCAACGCCAGCGGAACGGGGAACCTGCTTCGTGTCACTACCCATGGGGACGCGGGAAGCGAACGCTTCCACCGCTGAAACCCGATTGACTCGCTGGATGACATCGGAATCCATTTCCTCTGGAATCCAGTCATCGTAAACGTTTCGTACCATGATGGGACTGCCTTTCTAGGTGGGGTAACGGTTTGTCCCATCACGGGAAACGCGAGCGTTTCTTAGCGGCGCTTTGTTCTCAGCGCTTGTTGCTGGATTTTCTCAGCCGATGACAGTTTACGTGCCGGTGGCCGTTCACGGTTGCCGCCGTCAATACGGGTACGACGTGTGTTCTTTGGTGGCGCAGCGTTCTTGTCTTCGAAAAGATCGGGGTAGTCCTCTTTGATGCTGTCGATTTGTTCCTCTAACCCGTCTGCAATTTCGCCATCGTCGTCGACTTCCACGTCGTCTTCGTCAACGAGACGAGCCAATTTTGTCGGGTCGCCTTGTAGTCCCGCTTCGAGTAGCGCAGCCTTTGCGGCTTGCCGAACGACACGCTTTTTCCACTTCGCTTCTTCGGCTTCGCTCACTTCGTTGCGGACACGTTCCCGGTCGATTTCCCGATCCTTATTTTTGTCGTCTTTGCCATCGCCGGCGTCCGGCTTTCCACCGGTTGTCTTGTTCAATAGGTCCTTGTAACGAAGACGATTTTTCTTTGCCTCATTGTTGGCCTTTGTCAACGCACGCTGCATGCGTGCTAATTCCTCTTTGGTTGGTTGCTTGTCGTCATCGTCGTCATCGTCGTCGACAATAGCGTCAAAATCGTCTTCGTCATCATGTTCAACCGTCACGGTTATTCGGTTCCCTTCTCGGGTTCGATTTCCTTATCAGCCAACCATTCGCTGACCTGTGTTTCGGTGTAACCGGCTTCCAACAGGAGTTGCTTCGCGGGAACACCCAACGACAACTTGATTTCGGCGGTTCTCCAACCGTCCAAGTCGTCAAGGGAAGCCGGCGACGTCCACCGGACATCAACCTTCTCTACTTCGATTTTTACCACGGACAACGCAAACGTGAACACGTCACGCCAGGTGGCAGCGAAAGACTGTCTCCGGTTAATGATGCGTTTGATGAGTGGTGCTTCCTTCGCACGCAACGCTTCACCGGAGGGACTGTCTCCCATCGGGTCGAAATAGTGCAATGGTGTTTCCGTCACAGAAGCCATGAGACGTACATACCTATCCATTGGCTTCAAGAAAGCATCAGGGTCGGCAGTTGTGAACTGTCCAACTCCCTTGATGCCATTCAACCACCATACCTCTCCCGGCCCGCTTCTCAGTGTCGATTGTGTGCCCGTACCTTCGTCGGCTTCGGTGTCATCGTCACCGAAGTCTGCTGCATCATCTGACGCAATCTGAGGTTCTGCCAGTGCGTAACGTTGCGGAAAACCCTGGTAGTCGATGGTCGCCATTTGCGTTACGACAAGCTTGTTAATAGCGTCTTGTGGTCCGTATGCGGCCTCGTGTTCGGGGGTTCCGTAGGGTGCACCGTTGCGGAAGTGGAATACAGGTATAACACCGTACGGGTTAGGAATCTCCGAACCGTCTTCATCAGCAAATTCTGTGTCTTCGTCAGTGTCGTCAAATGGTAGCCAGTCCGATTCTTTGTCGCCTTTCGCATCCGGTCCGGTCATATATCGTTCGATACGGTCGGCATAGTACAGGTTGGCTCGCCGGTAGTCTTTGACGGTTTCGTCGGTGGATTCCACCACCCATTCTTTGATGGCAAACTTTTTGACATGCGGGTTTTCCTGGTCGTACACAATCCGCATGGTCAGCGGAGAGTTATACATGATATCGACGGTTTCACCTTCGTCGGCATCCCATACCACGACGTAACAGTCACCGAACATGCACGCTTTCTGATGCACGTTCGGCGCTTCCAGTAGTAAACCGTTCTCGTCCCAAATGCGTTCAATCATTGACGTTGCGTCGACATTGTCTGGAACGGTGACGGATGAGATTTCGAGCCGGTTCGCTACCGCGTCTACCGGGATTTTCGCCAACCGTATACGAAAGGTGATTTCACTTGCGAGTAATGCCCGCCGCAGCCGTGGTGACACGAACAATTCATCCATTGAATTGTTGTAGTATTCCTCGGCGCGTTCGTAGTCTTCGCGTACGTCTTCGAGTTCGGCCAAGCCGTCCATAAGGTCAGACATAGCTCTCCGTCCTCATGCTTGGCCGTTGTCGTCGCACCTTCGGCTTCAAGAAATACTCAACTCCCGCGCTGACAGCGTCGATTTCGTCGTCTTCCATAACATGCGGATACGCGAACAACAGTGTTTCAAACTGCATAAACTGTCGTTCATGCAACACGCGGGAACGTTGATAATGGTTCAAAAGTGCAATCGTACGGACCAACTTGTTAACCGTCTCAAAATTCAGCACGACTCGTACCGGCATGTCGTGGAATACTTCTCGCCACGCTTCCCCACCTTGATTACTTTCTACCCGTATCTTACCAATCTCGGGGAACGTGTCAAGTAGTTCCAGCACGAGCCGGCGAAGATGCTTCGGCCCAATCTTCACCCGTCGAACGTGACGCAGTAGACATTTACCTTCACCGTTGAACGGGTCGCACGCCACTACTGCTATTCCGGTGTAGTGGCTTCGCGGTCCTGATGTAGTGGCAACGTCTAATTGCAGAATGGTTTGCACAAGTGCTAGATTACTGTCGTCCGTCAGGTAGTGAATGTCTGCCGGTGTCCAGTAATCGCCGTCTTCATTGACCGGTTGGTTAGCGAAGTTCTTTTGGTATTCGCGTTCGTGTTCATGTGCTAACAGATAAGTGAGAGGCCATTTTGCAGGCCAACATGAATGTCTTTCGCCGTTGTCATCAACCACGATAGGAGGAAAGTAATGTACTGTGAAGTTTTCATCTTTGATCCAAGTTGGTGTTTCGTCGGATGGGTGCAGCAATGATTCAACAAGTTGATGCACGATTGAACCGACACGGGTGACGGTGCCGACGAGAACGACTCGTGCCGATTGGTTTTGGTAGAAGATTTTGGAGCGCAACGCTTCCAGTCGTTTGGTGACACTTTCCAGGCTGTATTTTTCCTCGCCAGGTTCAATGTCATCAAGAATGATAAGCTCTGGCCGCCGTCTTCCAATCTTTAAACCAAGTGAAGCGGAGTTCATTCCCTTTGTTACGAAGATAAAATCATTTGCTTGCTGCAACATGTCCTGTCGTTGACTGACAAGTCGGTTGCTTGTTGTAAACGTTTTACCTTTGCACAGTTCGGGGAAGTCGTAACGTAGGAGTTCGTTGGTGTCGAGTTCGTCACGAAACGTCGCTAAATGCAGTCGCGCCTGTTCGATAGCATCCGAATACGCAACGATAAACTTGAAATATTCATGTGCCGCAATCCACAACGGGAGCAGGAGGAAAAGCCACGTTGTCTTCCCGCTGTCACGCGGTGCAACGTAGCAGTCCCGGTGTTCTCGCAGCCCACCTGTTCCGGTAGCCCAACCTTTAGCATTTTCCAGTAGTTGCACGTGAAGTTTAGCAAAAGTGATGTCGTCACCGGTGGCTTTACCCTGCAAATGGTGGGTAAGGTAGACTAGTGCAAACGCAAGAGGGTCTGTCTTGGTGAGTTCTATCCGACCCTCCGACGTGAACAATTTTTCTTTGTCCAACGTTCGCAGATAGTCAGCGAATGCGAACACGCTGTCATTGGGTACGAGACCAGCATGTGCAAGGTCGATAAGGTCGATGAGTTCGCGTGGCGGATCTGGCGGTGGTTCGATGACATTTGGGTCGAGTATCTGGAAGTCTAGCGTCATGTTTGACCTTCAAGGAATTGACGTTTTGCGTCTTCCTCGTCTTTCATTCCGCATTCGTAACAGACTTTAGAACCGCCTGGACCATATGGCCGTAACTCTGCAATCTCGCCGCAATCGTCGCATTGTTGCGGTTTTTCTTCGGAAATGATTCCTTTACTAGTCATGTGCGCTTTCCCCCAAACGGGATGAGCGCAACACCGACACTAATGAGCGCGAATACAAATGCAATTGGCATGAAAACGCCAATGACACACCAAAACACAACCCATGTCCAGCACCAAACGCGCCAAATAATCATCGACGCCGCCGGCGTCTACGCATCTTCCCCAACGTCTTAGCTAGATTGGCTTGACGTTTGGTTCGCGCGCTAGCTTTGGACCCTTTGCGGGTGACCTTGCGAGCATATGCACTGGTGGACATTCCCGCACGCTTGGCCTTTGCACGGAACGCACCCGGTCGTCTGATGGCACCCTGAATCCACTTACCTCGGGAGCGTCTACGGGTCACCGACAAATCCTCAATTCTTAAAGGTCGGCAGGGAATCAGGCTCGCATCCGATTCCCTGCCGACTCCCTTTAGGAAGGGTGTGGAAGTCTTCCGGCCCGAACCGACTCGTCCTCCACGCACCGATTGTACCACGTCTGTCCGGTTATCGGACGACTCCGACCGAATGATCTTGACCGGTTACCGGACGGCATTGGCCGCTCAGACCCCTTGCCAAACCAAGATCATCAGAGGAAGATCAGGACTGTTCAGGCGCGAGGGTCGCTCCCCGCGTTCGCCGGTGGTCGCTTCCTGTGCTTTGCGACCGCCAGCCACAGGGAGCGGCCACCGGCCCTTATTTATCCTCTAGGAAGGGGATCACGTATGACAACCACCGATGAGCGGAAGGCGACAAAGGCAGTCGTCAACAAGGAGACGGGGGAAGTCGTCCAGACATCGGAACGTCTGGACGATGACACGTTACGGGGTATTGGCAGTTTCGATGACGCTCTGCGAGTGATGCAGGAGAGCGGCGAAGATGTCGTTCTTGCTGATGCCGAATTGGGTAACGGATTCTCCATTGCCGATGACGCGGTGAAGGATCGTCTTATCAAGGTTCCGCTTGCCGTCCTCTCGTGGACGTTCAACAAGGGAGACTACGGCAACCCGGAGGACGGATCTGACGAATTCGTGTCCGCACTAGTCGTAACACAAGCCGGCGAGAAGTTTATCATCAACGACGGCAGCACCGGTATTCGTCGACAGTTGCGCGAGTACACCGACCGCACCGGCGGACGACAGAGCAACATGGTCGTTCGTAACGGGCTTCGCAAGTCGGAGTATCGCATCCACAAGGAAACTCACATTCCGGTTGCACGTGGCTACGACGGCCCAACCGAGCCGGCTTCCACGTACTACCTCGACACGTCGGCATAACCCGTCCCCGAGCTAGTCACCGACGCTTAACGGACTACAACCCCCGTAGGTATCGTTAAGGGTTCCTCAAAGGTGGCGAGGGACTGGTAAGGTCCCGGCGTTGACCCTCCGCTCCACTGCTTACCACAGTC